CCTTACAGTGATGATTAGAGCCAAGTCGGTTTGCGTGGCCGGGTAATCTCCCATGCCCGTTTGAGATCTCTTTCTCTTCGAGCAGCCCATCCTGTTATTGGATCAACCAATTGTTTTTGCCACAGTTCTTCGGTGACATAAGTTATCACTGGATCAGTGACTTCTCGCACGATGATATCTTTAGTAGTGCCAATGGGATCATGATAGTAGTCTACCAGTGCCTGGGCTTCTTGGCCCTCCTCAGCTGCAACGAAGGAGATTATCCCCCCAATGGCGTAAGCGCTCAAAGCAATAGCGGCGGCCGGAGCCAGGGGTGTGGCCAGGGCGGCCCCAACGATGGTCGCTCTGATTTCTGGATTCCAAATAGCCACGACGGCGATGGTCGTTGATACAATCACAATTGCATCGGCCACATGATCTCCTTTTTTCTCTCGCACTTTAACAATAGCGGCGATGATTAAAACTTCCGACCAGGTAATCTTAGTCATCCAATACAAATCAAGGCCCCGTGGCTATTTCATACGATCTCTTCTGACGCATCAAAAAGGTTAGGTCTTTTTCTTCGGCGATTATGGCCGTTACGACTATATTAACATCAGAGACAGTTAATGCACTTGGTCCCGATGCTGTAATGACTACTCTTGTAATATGTAATTTATCAGCAGTTGTCGCAGAGCAAGTTCCCCACAGATCCACAGAGTGTGCTACCGGAGTTGTAACTGCGGTAGTGGTGGTGCCGGTTGGCAATGTATAGGTTCGCCTTCGAGCGTAAATAATCTGCTCCTGGTTATTTGTTGAAAGAGTGAACCCAGGCCCGCTAAGTACCTGAACGTTACCAAGTGTAGCAATTAATTCAGCATCGGTCAAGAACTCTGTAGACACGAAATCAAGTATTTGGAGAGTAGCAACATTGTTTGTTGGCGGCCCAGCATATTGTTGCTCAACCCCTTGAAAGAAAGTTGTTAATGATTTGCGATTATAACCAGACATATCGAAGTAATCCCTTTGAACTAACATTAGGTGTGCCAATTGAGACCAGCCATTGCCCTCAAGAATGATTGTATCTCCTTCAGTATCAAATGTTGCACTTACTCCTTGTAGATTCTTGTTGAGCATTCGCGGTCCTTCGATAGTCATCCTTTCTTCACCGCCTTGTGAGCCTTCTTAGCCAGGGCGGCGAAGGATGATCGTGGGTGTTTCTTCTTCAGACGCTTGTAAGCGGCGGCGTACTTCTTGTTGTACGCCGAGGGTCCGCGCTTCTTTTTACCAGGGGAACCGGTATCTTCGTAGGCTCTGCGTGCTGTGATTCTGGTTTCGCCCTTGGTCGTCGAATCACCGTGTAGGGATTCGCCACACCGAGGACAGTATCTAGGCATTCAAAAGCCTCAGTTGTCGCTAGCCGTGGATTGGATCGCTATCGCCATCCAGTCTTTGGTTGAGAGTTTGACCACTCTGCACTTGATCCGAGCAGTGACAAAGACGTTGTTACCACCCATCGCCGCATTGTCGTTCCCTGCCACAACGTACAGTGAATCGTTGACAACCAGGAAAGCCTCAGACAAATTGCTGGGGCCGAAGTTATCTGGATAAATATCAGCAACTTGTGAACCGATGTTATTGGCGAGATCGATATTGAGCGCACCAGAGGCGACCAAACTCTGATCGTCGGCTCGGATAAGAGCGGTACCAGGGTTCAAATCACTGAGTTGGAAAGAAATACAGCCATTAGCTGCAAGCATCGATGAGTAGTTTTGCCCAAAGTCGGAGGTTGATTGAATAACCCAGTCCACTGATTCCACGGCAATCGCTAAACCCTGAGGCACCGAGATGTAGGCACCAAGATCGATCTCTCCCTGTACTCGACCTGAAGCAGGACCAGCCGCTGGAAGAATTACGGTTTCAGTCAGGTAAAATGAGCCAGTCTTTGCGGTCGCCATGGTAATTGCATGCGGTCCAGGCCTAAAAAGCATGGTCCGCGCTCCGCACTACAGTGAATCTTGACTATTCGTTGGCGTCGCCCGATAAAGCCCGACTAGCCCGTCTCTGCGTTCCGCCTGCGCCAACGTAGCGCAAAGGGGCTTTACCTTTCAAGATGTAGGGGGTATCTGCTCAGTTTGAGGGCTCCCGTACGGACGAATTGATATATCCGAAGGGGTTGGTAGGTGCATGGACGCCGTAAAAGAACTCTACGAGACCCAGAAGATAGCCACGCAACTAGAACGGATCGCTGATGCCCTAGAGCGGCTTCTGAAGTACACGGAGATGAACTTATGAAGTGTAAAGAGTGCGACATCGAAGCCAGTATCAAATATATTATGAAGGATGGGTATTGCATGCTTTGTTTTGATTGCAGTGCGATCGTGAGCCGACATGGTGATAACGGAACGGTGATTATTGAATGATGCCTCGGCATGGACGCACCTGTCAGAACTTCTTTTGTGAAACTGTTTTATCGCGTTGTGATGGACGGCGCGCCTCGCGCTGTGCGCGATGTGTAAGGATGGGGTGGCGCTCTTGAACTCCGTTCGCTTCGAGTTCCGAATTCCAACGCAAAGCAAGGCCTATTCGTGGTTGCACCAAGTTAAGGCCTCTGGCGATAACGTGAGTCGGGCTCTACGGCTCCTTATCGAGACGCACGCCGATCTCTTCGATAAACTCACCATCGAGCAGAACCGTGTCCTGGCTCTGAAGAGACAGATATCGGTTCTAGAGAATTCGGGGAGCCCAGACTTCAGAGCTGCTCTTGATGCCAAAACAGATTATGCCTCCTTTGTCAGGAAGGTCGAGGCTGGCGAGAATCCTTACAGTGATGATTAGAGCCAAGTCGGTTTGCGTGGCCGGGTAATCTCCCATGCCCGTTTGAGATCTCTTTCTCTTCGAGCAGCCCATCCTGTTATTGGATCAACCAATTGTTTTTGCCACAGTTCTTCGGTGACATAAGTT